GTGGCTCTCCGGCATCGATTGGCGAGGCATGGCCAAGGGCGTGCTTGCTTTTGGTCAGGGCATTGGCAAACTGGTGGATTTCGTGGGTGGCCCGCGCAATGCACTGATTGGCTTGGCGGTCGTGATGAACGCGCAGACCATCATGGCGCTTGCCGGTCTGGTGGGGGCCATTGGACGAGCGGGTCTGGCTTTCGTCGGAATGGCAGCAAAGGCCTACGTCGCAAGCAACGCCTCACTGCTCTCCATGGCGCGCACCGGGTTTGGCGCGACGTTTCTCGCCAGTGGCCCCATCAGTTTGCTGCGCGCCGCGTGGTCGTTATTGGCCACGACCACCGTGTCCATGAGTGGCGTGATGTCAGGGGCATTTGCGCTTGTATCCGGCGGCATTCGCGCAGTCGGCGCGGCGCTGATGGCCAACCCGCTGGGCATCATCCTCGCCATTGCCTCGGCGGCATGGCTGATTTACGAGAACTGGGACACCGTCAAAGGCTGGTTTGCCAGTTTCTGGAGTTGGCTCAAGGCGCACGCGGATCTGATCCTCACCTGCCTGGGCCCCATCGGCTGGATTGCCAAGGCCATCATTGCGCATTGGGAACCCTTGAAGGCCTGGTTCGGCGAATTCGTTCAGTGGCTCTCCGGCAAACTGCAGTGGGCCATTGATGCGGCCAAGACAGTCGGCCATGCCCTGAGCCTCACCGGCGGCGAGGCCAACCCGTCACAAACGACCGCTGGTTCGGCGCAAGGCACTGCAAGCGCATCAGCATCAGGATTGGCGCCCCTATCTGTGGGCAGCAATCGAAGCTCCCTGATTCCGGCAAGCCAGGCTGCAAGCAAGGTCGAGGGCCAGGTCAACATCAAGATTGATGGCCTGCCCGCTGGTTCGCGCGTCGAACAGGTCAGTGGCGGCACCATGCCGCTCAATGTCGACGCCGGTTACAGCGCCTTTGCGCTGGCGATGCCCTGAGGTTGTTACCCATGAGCACAAGTTCTTACGCCAGCGCTTTGCGTGCGGCCTCATTTCGCGGTGTCGCGTTTCAGGTCAATGGCACCGATCTGGGCGCCGGCCGCCGTGTGCAGGTCCACGAGTATCCGCAGCGTGACATGCCCTGGGTGGAAGATTTGGGCAGAGCTACGCGCGAGATCACGTTTGATGGTTTTCTGATCGGCTCGGACTACATCAGTCAGGCCAACCAGTTGCTGTCCGCACTGGAAACTGCCGGACCCGGTGCGCTGGTACATCCCTGGCTGGGCGCCATGCAGGTTTGCCTGTCGGCGCCAGCACGCGTGCGCTTTGACGCCGGTCTGGGCATGGCCACCGTGTCGATGAGTTTTGTGGAAGCGGGTGAGCTGACTTTCCCGGACCCGAGCAGTTCAACGCAGGCCGTGAGCCGGCTGACCGCAGACGGGCTAGCCAACGCCGCCATTCAGGATTTCTCCAGCACCTTTACCGTCAACGGATTCCAGAGCTTTGTGTCCGCTGCGGCGCAAGGCAACCTCTCGAAGATGCTGGGCTTTATCGGTGCAGGACAAATCGCGCAAATTCTGGGCACGGCCACAACGACAGCTAATCTCATCACGCAGGCCGCGTCGTTTGTGAGCAACCCGTCCATGCTGGGGCAGACCCTGCTGAATGCTTTTGGTTTGTCAGGTGCCGCTGGTGCGGTGGCTGCCTGGTCGAATGTGGTCAAACTGATTGCCGGTGGGGCGACGGCATCCGCCATGCAGCCTCCTGTCACGAGCATCAACCCCACGCCATCACGCCAGCAGATCGACACCAACGCCGCAGCGCTCTACGGACTCGGACGGCAACTGTTGCTGGCGCAGGCGGTCGGTATCGCTTCCCTGGTGGGTACCGATCAGGATAGTGCCCAGGCCGGCATCGCGGCGGTCACCCAGCAGGACCAGGGCACATCGGGCCAGTCGGTGGTGTTGACCACCGGTGTCATTGTGCAGACGATCGCCGGCATCACCCAGCCGCAAACGGTTACCCAACAGGTCACCCAGGACACGATGCTGTCGGTGCGCGATGCACTGCTGGCTGCGCTGGATGCCGAATTGCTGGTCTGTGGGGACGCGACCTATGACGCGCTGCAGGAGGCGTATGCTGCCGTCTATTTTGATCTGACCAACCGCGCTCAAAGTGCGGCGAGTCTCACCACCTGGACGCCGCCACAAACCATGCCGATGCTGGCGATTGCGTATGAACTTTATGCCGATGCCACGCGCGATGCGGAGATCATCTATCGCAACGGCATCCGGCATCCCGGCGTGACGCCACCAGTGCCACTTTCTGTACTGGCGGCCTGACATGAACATTGATCCAGGGTATCCGGCAGGCCTGCCGGAGAATCAGGTGCGCCTCATCGTCGGCGGTCAGGAGTATGGCGGCTGGAAACAGATCCACATTGAGGCCGGCATTGAGCGTCAGGCACGAAGTTTCGAGTTGGTGGTCACCGACCGCTGGCCCGCACAGGCATCAGTTGGCACGACCGCTGCAGCCTATCTGTCCCGACGCATTCGCCCCTTCGATGCCTGTCAGGTATTCATCGGCAGTGACCTGGTGCTGACGGGGTATGTGGATGCAACCCCGATGCAGTACGACGGCAAGCGCGTGTCCCTTGCCGTCAAGGGGCGCAGCAAGACCAGCGATCTGGTTGACTGCTGTCCGCCCGATTCAGGTGGGACTGCGCCCGCATCGAGTAATGGTCTGTGGGCGGACGTCAAAGGCAAGGACGGTAAAGCCGGCACGGTGGTTCGGCCGGCAGCCTCGAATACCAATGTCTGGCGCAACGCGAAACTGGAAGCGATAGCTGCCGCCCTGGCCGCGCCCTATGGCGTGCGGGTGCTGACAGAGATCGACACCGGTGCGCCGATCACCGAGCACCATGTGCAGGTGGGCGAGACCGTGTTCGAGTGCATCGACCGGCTGATGCGCCTGCGCCATGTGCTCTCGACCGATAACGAAAAGGGCGATCTTGTTTTCATTGACGTGGGCAGTACCGGCAACGCATCGACCTCGCTGGCTTTGGGACAAAACATAAGGGAGGCGTCCTGTGAGCTCGACTTCAAGGCCGTGATGTCGAGCTACATCGTCAAGGGTCAGCGCGCGGGTAATGACAGCGATTTTGGTGAAGACGCCAACGAAGCCGAGGGGGATGACGACAGTGAGGCCGATTTCGAAGGCGGCACAACGGACACCGGAGCGCCGGTGACCGCAAGCCTTGCAGATGCCCGCTCCAAACGTTTTCGGGTGCTGGTGCTCAAGCAGGTCGGCCACGCCGATGCCGGCACCTGTCAGGACCGGGCACTCTACGAGCGTGCGCACCGCGCTGCCAAAGCGCTGGAAACCACCTACACGGTGGCTGGCTGGCGGCAATCCGATGGCAGTTTGTGGGTGCCGAACTTGTTGGTCCCGGTGCACGACGGCCTGATCGGGTTCGATCAGGTCATGGTGATTGCCGAGGTGCACTACCTGCTCGACGAGAACGGCTTGCGCACGCAATTGCGTGTCGGGCCACCAGACGGTTATCGCTCCAAGGCAGCCAAGCCGATCAAGGGCAAAGTCAAAAAGGGTGGTGGTGACAACTGGGGGGATATAGCGTGAAAGGACGGCAATGACCGACTTCGCCCGATTGGTTGCACCTTATGCGCGGCGCCTCTCGAACATGATCGCGCGCGGCAGCGTCACCTTGATCAATGCCGCCACCAAAATGCAAAGCCTGCAGCTACGCCTGCTGGCGGGTGAAACCAAGGCCGATGTGGAACATTTCGAGCCCTACGGCTTCACCAGCCATCCCAATGCCGGCGCCGAATGTCTGGCGCTGTTCCTTGATGGCGATCGCTCGCACGGCGTGGTCGTGTGTGTGGCTGATAGGCGCTACCGGGTGCAGGGTCTGGCTGCCGGTGAAGTCATCCTGCATGACGATCAGGGCCAGTCGGTCTATTTGATGCGCGCTGGCGTGAAGCTCACCGACAAGGCCGGATCAACCGTTGTGATGAACGGCGACGGCAGCGGCACGATGACGTTTGCAGGCGGCCTCACCATCAATGCCAACAGCAAGGTTGTGGGCACGCTCGAAGTCACGCAGGACTTGACCTGTGACCAGAACATCACGGCCGCGCAAAACGTAGCAGACCAGGGTGGCGCTAAAACCATGGCGGGCATGCGTGCAACATACAACGGTCACACGCACAGTGGCAGCGACAGTCACGGCGACAGCTTCACTACCGCTGCGCCCAACCAACAGGAATAGCCCATGCGCGACACCATGCCTTTGAGCGTCAACATTGACGGCCAGTCGACGATGCTCGGCCTTTTGCAGGACATCGACAACGACCTCTCCGACCCGCTGGTGCGCGCTGTGATCATCTCTCTGTTCACATGGCGGCGCGCCAATGACGATGACGTGCTGCCGAATCGGGGGAGTTTTAGGATGGGTTGGTGGGGCGATTCATTCCCGCCAGCACCGAACGACCGGATCGGTTCGCGCCTGTGGTTGCTCGCACGCGCCAAGCTGACGGATACCACGGTCCAACAAGCGAAGGACTATGCCGTGGAAGCCCTGCAGTGGCTGGTCGATGACCAGGTCGCCGCGCGCATTGACGTCAGCAGCGAGCGCCAGGGTCTGTTCACGCTGGCACTGGGTTGCACGATCTATCAGGCCAATGGGCGCATTCTGGCACTCATTCAGTTCCAGAACCTCTGGAGTTTGCTCAATGTTTAATCGACCGTCCCTTGCGGATCTGATCAATCGCACCACCAATGATGTGTTCCAGCGGCTGCAACTGGACAATGTGCTTCGCCGCATGGACGCCCAGGTGTATGCGCGGGTGCTGGCCGGTGTCGCCCACGGCCTGTACGGCTTCATTGAGTGGGTGAGCCGCCAGATCATCATCGATACCGCTGAGACCGAGTTTCTGGAACGCTGGGCGTCGATTTGGGGCGTGCAGCGGCTGGCGGCCGCACCCGCAACCGGCGCCATCACTTTCACGGTGACGCCAGGCGCAGCCGACATTCCGTCTGGAACGCTGGTACAGACACTGGATGGCACACAGTTCCAGACCACGGCCGATATCACCGTGAGCGGAACTCAGGCTACTGCGCCGGTTGCTGCGTTGGTGTCTGCGGCGGCTGGCAATAACTATTCGGGGCAGACCGCCAATCTGGTCACGCCCATCCTCGGCGTGCAGACCTCTGCCTTGCTCGGTGTGCTGTCCGGCGGGAGTGATCTCGAGTCGGACGACAGTTTGCGCGCCCGGCTGCTCAATCGCATTCAGCAGCCGCCACAAGGCGGTGACGCCAACGACTATGTGCAATGGACCCTGGGCGCACCGGGTGGCGCGGCGACGCGCGCCTGGTGTGTACCGGAGCAATTCGGCCAGGGCACCGTGGGCGTGGCTTTTGTTTGTGATGGCAATGGTGAAGGTAATGGCGCGAGCAGCGCCATCCTGCCCACCGCTGCGCAGATTGCGACGGTGGCTGCCTACATTGACGGCGTGCGCCCGGTGACTGCACACGTGACCGTGTACGCGCCGACTGCCGTGCCGATCAATTTCACGATCCAGGGTCTGAATCCTGACACCGTGTCCGAGCAAAACGCGGTCACGGCCGAACTGGCTGACTTGCTGGTCCGTGAAGGGGAGCCAGGCGGCGTGATTTTGCTCTCGCACATGCGCTCGGCCATCTCGGCTGCCGCCAGCGAGTGGGACTACGTGCTGATCACACCAAACGCCAATGTCTTGATGGCCGCTGGGCAGATCCCGGTGATGGGCAGCGTGACATGGCAATAACGAATCAGGCCAAACAGCCCATCCAGCAGGTCAGCCAGGCACTGGCGCCAGACGACTATCTGGCCATGTTGCAGGAACTCCTGCCCTATGGCCCGGCGTGGACCGATGATCCGGACGCTGCCGTCACGCAGATGCTCACTGGCCTGTCGCAGGAACTGGCCCGGCTGGATGCACGCAACTGGCAGCTCATCGAAGAGGCTGATCCGCGCACGAGCAATGAGCTATTTGCAGACTGGGAACGCGTTGCCGGTTTGCCCGACCCCTGCGTTGCGGCGCTGGCGGGCCAGCAAACGCACGCGCAGTTGCAAGCGGCGCTGGTTTCCAAACTCGTGCAAGTGGGTGGCCAGTCACGCGCTTATTTCATCGCCGTAGCCAAGGCAATGGGCCTGGCCATCACGATCACGGAAGGTTGGCAGCAGGTCGATACCGTCATGTCTGCGGTGAACAACCCACTGGCCAACGCTGGCTGGATCTACGCCTGGACCATATCCGTTGCGCTGGGTAACACAAAAAGCACGCTCACCGTCAAAGGTCGCGTGTCGGACCCGCTTGCGGCATGGGGCAACACGATGCTCGAGTGCGTCATGCGCCGCCTGAAGCCGGCTCATACCACCTTGCTGTTCAGTTACACCTAAAGTCTTGTAGGAGATTTCATGGACAACCGCGTCTGGGAAGCCAATGCTGCCCAAACCCCGCCTGCCGTGCCCGGCAATCCGTCGATCGGATTTCCCACGGATGGCAACCCAACCACGAATACGCCGGCCACGACGCCGGGGGATTATTGGTTCTATCAAGTCAGCGAGGAAATCCGCAACGCGATCATCGCGGGTGGGTTGACGCCTGATCGCACCGCACTCAACCAGCTCACGCTGGCGATCAATGCCTTGGTTCAAGCTGCCATCACCTCAGCATTGGCGTCCTACAAACCGCCGGCACCCGCACCGACCCCGACCCCGACCCCGGCTCCGACACCTGCTCCTGCTCCTGTGCCAACGCCAACGCCAACGCCAACGCCAACGCCAACGCCAACGCCAACGCCAACGCCAACGCCAACGCCAACGCCAACGCCGGCTCCGACGCCGACACCCACACCGACGCCTGCACCAACTCCAACGCCCGCGCCTGTACCGCCGCCACCACCTCCGCCGCCTCCACCCCCACCTCAAGGCTGATAGGAGAAGCACATGTATTTGCAAATGGCCGGTCTGGTATTCATGCCCACCGGCGTTATCGTCTATGTCATCAACTACGTCGATCTGGATCGGCAGCATCTTGCCCGGGAACTCGACGAGCGCTACGAACCCTTCCACCACTGGGGCGAAGTGCCAGATGGGTTCAGCTACCGCAAGCCCTACCTGTATCGGCTACGTGACGGGGTGGTGGCAGCAGTGGGACAAGACACTGCGCCCGATACGGAAGACTACCGTTTTCACTATCGCCGCCTGTTGCTGATGGATCGTGTGCACGCAGCACTGCGTACCCAGCGCGCCGGATTCACGCAGGGGTCGTTGCCGCTGCAGGATCGCTTATTGGATCTGGCCTATGGTGAGTGCCAGCAATTGGGCAATGGCGAGCGTGCGGGCAGTGACATTTCTCCCGGTGGCGAATTGCCCTTGCTGCAAGCCATCGCCGACGCTTGGGAAACGACGCTGACCACGGCCGCCGATCGGGTGCGCATGGAATACGCCGATCGCCAGGATGCACTGGTGCAGTCCGAGGTGCGCCGCCTGAAGACGCTGGCGCAGGTACGTGCGGCACGTTGCGCCGCCGATCTTGATCCGCTTTTTGTGAGGTTCGGCTGCCATGACTGAGTTATTGGTTGCGCGTAATCTGATCCAGGGGAACCCACTGGCCAGCGGGTTGCGCAAGGTCGTGGGCGGCGTGGTCACGACCTCGCGTTTGCAAGCCAAGCCGGACTTGTTGCGCTTTGATGCTTGCTGCCCGATGCCCAGCCCGGAGGGAGCCAACCTGTCGTTTGCCGATTGCTGCGATATCCGTGCCCAGGCCTTGCTGGCAGCGAACACGCGTCTGCACATCATGTGGTCTGGCGGCATTGATTCGACCGTGACCTTGGTGTCCATGCTCAAAGCACTGCCGTCCAATGAACATGACCGGCTGACCGTATTTCTATCGAGTCACAGCATCGCGGAAAACCCGGCCTTCTACCATGACCACATTGCCGGCAAGCTGGCTGTGCAGCGCACCGTGGGTAAGGCCGGACTGTATGACGAGGTGGTGGTAACGGGCGAACTGGGTGACCAACTCTTCGGCTCCGATCTGATGCTTGAATGCACGCGGCGCCTGGGCTTCGAGAGCCTCTTTTTGCCACACGAACAAGTTCTGCCGCGCCTCTTTGCCAGTCTGGCTGGGGATGCTGTCATGGGGGACGCGCTCTACCAGCGCTATGCGCCGATTGCTGTTGAAGCGCCGTACCCATTGGTGAGCACACAGGACTTTTTGTGGTGGTGGAATTTTTCGCAGAAGTGGCAGCACGTGAAATTCCGCCACCTTCTGTATGAAGAGCGCGCTGACTACCGGCCGCTGTTCGGTCGGGTGCAGCACTTCTTCGATACCGATGATTTTCAGCGCTGGAGCCTCACGCATCCTGCAGAAAAACTGGGCCACCGCATCGATACCTACAAGATGCCAGCCAAGCGATACATCGCTTCGTTCACCGGCGATGACGCGTACCTGGCCAAGTTGAAGATCGGCTCCCTGTGCCGGGTTTTTAAATACCCGCCGGTCGCAGCAATTACCAGTGATGGCCTGCCAGTCGACCAGGCTGGTTTGCAGGCATTCGTTTGCCTAGCCCGCGATAGCAGTCCCGGCAGTACCTGACAACTGCCAAGCACTGAGCCCGCCAGCGCTCGCTGCTGATCTTTATTGATCCCTGACGTTTGAAGTCCGGCTTGTGGCCAACAGCCGCAGACCGTGCTCCGTGCGTCCTGATTTTTCAACCATCCCGAAAGAGGACATAACCATGACGTTTACCGTGACCAAAACCACGACCCGTCCCGCCAGTGGCGTGACAAGTTTCAAAGACAGTACCAGCCTGACCCCGGACGTCGCTGCATCAATGGCCAACGTCAGCCACGCCGTGCGTACCAACCCGGCAGTCCAGTCGCGCTCCGTGGTGATTTCACCCGACGGACTCACCAAGTCCACCACCACGGTCTGGAACAGCCAGGCCGACTACGCCAGTTTTCAGGCGGCAAATAGCGCAGACCTGGCCAAAATTGCTGGGGCGGCTTCGGTCTACAACAAAGCCAACGGCATCGCCGTCAGCACCACCACAGCTGGAGCCTGATCATGCAAACTGGTGACTACATTGATGGCCGACATGGCATGTATCCATCGCAGGCCTGGCGCTTGTCCAAGGACACCCAAACCCATCTGACCGTGCCGCCTTTCTCGACGCTGTATGGCTATGTGATTACTGGCGCTGCCGATGGGGCGGCACACCTCGTTGCTGGCCAGCATGCATCGGCACCCGGCGCTCTGCTTCGCAATGCGGGCCAAGGCCAGTATTTTTGCCATGCGACCGGTGCTGAAGCAGCCACGCTGTCCCTTGCCGGGGAGGGTGATGCCCAGGTTTTTGCGGTCGTGCGGCATGGCTTTCGGGGACAAGGCTTGGTCGGCGGTCCAATCGAGGCATCGGGACGCTTGTGCTACATCGACAACTGCTCCGATTCGCTCCTGGTCTACCCGCCGCGCCGTGGCGACCCCAGCCTGAACCACCTGTCGTTTCCTGCCGGTGTGCGCCAGTCGTTTCACATTCATCCGTCGATCCGATTAGGGGTGGTGGCGCGCGGCACGGGGTTCGCCTGCTTTGCCGACCGGGAAATTCCGCTGGTCGCCGGCACGCTCTTTTGCATTGAGGAGCGGGAACTGCATCGCTTCCGCACCGACGATGATCGGCTCGATGTGATTGCCTTCCATCCGGATGGTGACTGGGGGCCGACTGACCAGGATCACCCGATGCTCAACCGCACGTATCTCGCGGCGGTGCGCCATGAGTGATTCGGCCACGATCCTGCTGAACTATCCGCCAGCGCAGGTCTTGGCCAGCGGCCGGCGCTGTCAGGTACTGGCCGCTATCAAGCAGCCGAATGTGGTTGTGCTGGACCAGCTTCTGGATGCCGCCGCGTGCCAGGCAGTGATTGACCTTGCCCGGCCGCGCATGAAGCGGTCCTCCGTAGTCCACCACATTGATGGCATACGGGTCGATGACTCGCGCACCAGTTCTGGCTGCCATTTTCAGCGAGGTGAGCTTCCAGTGGTTGCGGATATCGAGCAGTGCATTGCTGACCTCACCGGCATACCCGTTGAGAACGGCGAAGGCCTGCAGGTGCTGAACTACCAGCCAGGCCAGCACTACGTTCCGCACTGGGACTACTTCCCACTGGAGAGTGCGTCATCTGCCGACATCGTTCGACCAGAGAAGGGTGGTCAGCGCATCGCCACCTTTCTGATTTACCTGAACACGGTGCCCATGGGTGGCGAAACGGAGTTTCCAAGCGTCGGCATCAAGGTGGCCGCTGTCCAGGGGAACGCCTGTTTCTTCTCCTACTGCGATGCAGAAGGCCAACTCGATCCACGCACCCTGCACAGCGGCAACGCTGTGATTGAGGGTGACAAGTGGATCGCAGTCAAGTGGTTGCGCGAAGCTCGCGTGCCCGCGTAATTCCTGCCGCCAGCTCTGGCGGCATCCCCAATTTGAATGAAAGGAGTCAGGCATGTCTGATGTCTGTGAATGCGGCCGTCCCATTGAATCTCATGTTGAACGGCAGGGCGACCTGCTGTCCGAAAACGATCGCCAGGCGCTTGCCGCTGCCTTGTGCGATGCCTTTGAAAAATCGGCGCCGGTGCTCAGTCAAGCCTTGTCCGACGCACTGCAAGCGCAATTCGAACGCCTGATTGGCCGGGGCGTAGTGTCCTGGCTCAAACGCATCTTGCTCGCCGGCATTCTGATGCTGGCTGGTTACACCTACACAAAAACCGGAGGTCTGAAATGAACATCACCATCACCCGAAAGCAATCGATGGCCAGTGGCACGCCTGGCGATCTGGTCGTTACCAATCCCGCTGGCGACACCTTTGCCTGCGCAACGTTGGAGTTGCCGTGGCAGGACAACACGCCTGGCATCTCCTGCATCTTTGATGACAGCTACAGCGCGTCGATCTGGCATTCCGATCACCTCGACTGCGATGTGCTGCGTCTTCAAGACAAGCATGGCCGCCAGAACTGTCTGATCCACTGCGGCAATTTCGCGGGGGATGTGTCGCGGGGGATGGAAACCCAGGTGCATGGATGCACGCTGGTCGGCAGCAGCTACGGAGCGTTGGCGAATGACGACGGGAGCGCGCAAATGGCCATTCTCAACAGCCGCGCGACTTTGGCGCAACTGATCGAGTTCGTCGGCACTGGCGAGCATAACGTTGACTATCACTGGGCGCAGGGCTGTGAGCCAACCACCTGCAAAGCCTGAAGGAAATCGCCATGGACATCTCTGGAATCGGCACGGCGGCAGAAGCCGCCAAAGGCATCATCGGCATGTTCTTCCCCGATAAAACGGAGGAGGACAAGGCCAAACTGGCCGCATCGCTTGCGCTACTGCAAACGCAGACTGACATCGACAAAGCTGAAGCGCAAAGCACGGATCCGCTGCAGCATTGGCGCGGTGGCCTTGGCTGGGTCTGCGTTGCCGGCTACGCATGGAATTTTGTGGGTGGGCCGCTGACGAATGCGGTGGCCGCAGCACTCGGGCATCCGCTCAACCTGCCGTCGCTGGACATTGGCCCCCTGGCTACGCTCACGCTTGGCATGCTTGGTTTGGGTGGGTTGCATGTTGCGGAGCGGGTGAACGGAGCGGCATAGACGGCGAGAAGCAGAAATGTAGCTAATCCACGCGAACCGACGCACGTGATACCAACCTAAGTAGATGCCCGTCGCTTACCAGTTGTTCCAGAGGTTAATTACTGCATTGATGAAAGCCTCTCCGTTCGCTTCTGGCCAACAGGTAAGTGAATCGTCGCGCAGCAGATAGTACAACTCGTTTGCACAGACAAATTTTGTCTTGTCCGCCTCTGTCTGAATCCAATTAAATGCGTTGATGAAGCAATCGCCGTAGCTCGATCCAAATTTTTCTTC